GCCGGACGTCTGGAGATGATGGGGCACAAAGAAGCCCAAGATGAGGCACGTATCCACATCGCAGCACACGGCTGGGACACGGTGCTGAAGGAGGCGGCGAAACATGTCTGCTATTGAAATGCGTGCAATCCTCATCAATCCGTGGTTCAAAGAAGTGAAGGAAGTGCAGATTGGCACTGACTTCAGAGAAATCACGAAGCAACTCTGCAACCCGCTCGGGCCGAAAGTTGACATTTTCTGCATCGGTCACCAATTCGGCAACGGTGATGTCCTGTACGTCGATGACGAGGGTCTTCTGAAATCCGGAATGCGTCTGTTCGATATCGGATGGCCGGACAATTCTCTGCTGGCTGGCAACGGCCTGATCCTTGGCTCTACTTCCGATGGTGACTCGCAGGATGCACAGTCGTCGCTTGTTGGCATTCAATTGTTCGTCAAGTGGACGAACCTCATCACACGATAAGGAGAACGGCATGTGTCGCGTTTGCGAAATGATGAAAGAACAAGAGCTGCCTGTCCGTGAGATTGGCAGGCTGATGACGAAGCGTGCGAAAGCCATTCTCATGGGTGACGATGTCACTGCCGACGAGATCAAGCCTATCTTGATGGACATATTCGCACAGATGCTGAAAACACAGGAGAAGCTGCCAAATCTCCTGGAAAGCGTCGATCTCGAAGTTATCGCCTGCCTGCTGCTCAGTGGGAGGAGGGTGGATGCGCCGCGTCGCGTTTAGGATCACCGTTGGAATTATTCTGTGTGGAATAATTCCAACAGTCACAGTCCGTTGGATCATCGACAACCTTGAGATCTCATGGATACACATTTTCATGGTCTCTGGCGGAGAGAGCCTCTGGGTGTATCTCTGCTGGGACATCAGCCGTTGGATCAAGGAGGCTTGGGATGCACGCAATGATTGACATCGAGACTTTGAACGTGGGCAGTTCAGCGCCTCTGTTCGAGATCGGCATCTGTGTGTTCGACATCTATGAACGCAAGATTTATGGATCGATGCAATGGAACGTCGATCTGTTGGACGTCATCTTGACGACCGGATTTTTACCCTCTGCCGAGACGGTAAAATGGTGGCAGTCGCAGGCGTACGATCCGAGGTCGCTTCCGCGGAAGTCGCTGAAGGACAGCCTCCTTGGGCTGACTGACATGATCGAGTTGAACAAGGTCGACTTCGTCTGGGGAAACTCTCCGGCTTTTGACTGCGTGCTTCTGGAGAGGCATTACGAAGCCTGTGGTCTCGTGAAACCTTGGAAGTACAACAAGGAACTCGACTTCCGGACCGTTCGCTGGCTCCGTGGTGAGAAGCCCAAGGTCGACCGCGGCGCGGTGTCCCACAACGCAAGGGAAGATGCTGTCAGCCAGACCGAAGCACTTTTCGAGATGCTGGCATAAAAGGGTTAGCGGCGCGCAAGGGACCGCAAACGGAGGCGCTCAGAGGCCCTTGGACGGTTGCTGTGTAGTGGTAGGCAGGGCAGTGTCCACAGGCCTCTAGGATAGCTGCCATAAAGCCAGAAAGGGCAATGAAATGTGTGAAGTCTGTGATATTCGCGCCAAGTGCGACAAGCTGAGTGAGGAAGTCGAATTCCGCATCCTTCAGTATCAGAAGGAACTCCGCTTTGGGCGTGCTGAGGATGCAGGCCCTCGCCGACATCTTCAATCAGCTTGATCTGCTTCCTGCGGCGATGGAGAGGGTCGAGGAGCAGAGAGGAACGAGCCAAGGGATTGAGTCGTTCCTCTCACGCATGTTCAAGAAGGATGAAGGTCAGGTTCACTGATCCATTCTCGGAGGCTTCCACCGCTTCCGATATTTATCATGTTGAACGAACTGTTCTCGAGGTTGCTCGCTGGGCTCAGTCTTGGCGAGCGCCTCCTCTCTCGTGAGACCCTTGTCCATCAGCAGTTCGACATAGAACTCTCTGTCAGCTTCCTTCATCCCAAGGCCCTCGGTCTGGGAGGCTGAACGACTTCCTTGGGCAAATCCAAGATCAACTCCTCACCCTGATCATCTTCCCAGATAGGCTCGGGGAAAGGTTTCCGAATTTCCTTGAGAGGCAATTCGTAGACGTCCATATATGTCATACGATCGGAGCCGCCCAACATGTCCAACTCCTCGGCAAACTCTTCGATAGTCCCAATAGCCTCTCCGGACGCGGCAGTGGAATTCAAAAATTTCAGGAGCCATGCGCTCAGCATCCACTCCAAACCGTACTGCAACTCCAGTACATCTCCGAAAACATAACTCATGGTCGGTTTTCCAACCATTGCGTTGTTCATCAGAACTCTCGGCTCATACATGACACTCTGGACAACGATGGTTCCCATCTGGCGCTTGCTCACAATTTCTTTCACATCATAGAAGGCGAACTCGTAAAGGTCAGATATGGATACCTGTCTGGGAACGTCTCCTTGGCAGACAGCGCGGTACAGGCGCATCTGTGTGATCTGTGAGCGAAAGGTGCAGATGGATACCTTGTTCCCTCTTTCCTTGGGCATGGTGGTGAACCTCAGTGTCAGGTCAAGGGTCGGATGGACACGGGAACGCTCCGGTTGGTGAGGGAAGATTGGCATGTTCAGCTCCTATATATATGATCTCCGCTGACAGTACTTTAAGTCTACTTGTCTATATGTGATGTCAGCACAAAAGGTATGATATTGGCTAGACCATTGTTTTGCAAGGGCGGATTGTGCCGATCTAGTGTGATATATGATAAAAGTGATGTTATGGGACCCAAAAACGCCAGCCTCCTCTCCGTTTTTATGGCTAGGGTCTTTTATATATCTATTTATCTTTTAATATAAAGAGAAGGATATAGAGAGAAGGAACTGGTAACAATAACAACGGGTTGACGGATATATCGTAACTTGGGGAGTGACATCACTTTAGTGACATAATGAATAATGGAAAGTAAGTATAAATCGGTGGAAAGGCCGATTGCTGTGTGTTCCCTTGGGTGCTACGATGTCTGAAGCGGGAATTCTTCCCGTTCTTCTTTCGTATACATGCAGGTGATGAAAATGGCAAATGATGAACTTGAAGACTACGCCGAGAAGCACGATCGTCGCTTTTCCCTTGCAAAACGCCCTCGTTCTCTGCTCGCCAGAAACTCCAGACCGGTAATCGTAGATTACCAGGATGAGGATGGGAACTGGAGACAACGGATAAGGATGGAGCGGATCAAGTTCAACGATAAGGCGAAGGGAGTGTTCCTGGAAGAGTATCGGAAGTGGGGCAGGATGGGCGAGTCGGCTGCTGCCGCTGGAGTATCGACTCAATGCGTGCGAGCTCACATCGAGAGTGACGAGGAGTTCGGCAACGCTCTGGTCATGGCTGAGGAAGAGTATCGGGAGAAGCTTATTGGGCATCACCAAGATCTGGTCTTCAACGGAACCCAGAGGGAGAGCTTCGATCGCAATGGTCAACTCGTCTCCACCGAAACAATCTATCCCATCCGCCTCATCGAACTCGAACTCAAGAAGCACGATTCTGGCTATCGTGACAAGCAAGAAGTCCAGGTCAATCACACTGGCGGGGTTCTGGTCGCTCCTGCTGAGATGGCGAGCATCGATGATTGGGAGAAACGGTTCTCCAAGGCGAAGGACGTGACGCCCGAACCGAAGGCAGCGTTCGCCATCATGGCTCCGGAAGATGATGATGAAGATGTAGATTGACCGATTTGTAAAATTGACGAGTCTGTCTATCTGATTGGCTTGAAGATGAGGACATCTCATCTCATATGCATAGTCCTCATCTTCTTCTTCATCTCATATGCATAGTCCTCATCTTCTTCTTCAAATAGTGAAAACATGAGTGCGAGAAGAGGAAGAAGACGGGAGATAATAAAATGTCGCACCGAAGACAAACACTGCTACTCAATAAGTTACTCGTGTGCTACCCTATGCGTAGGCAATACCGCCTATAGTGGAGTTCTCAAAATGGCAAAATTCACCTCTCAGGAAATCAGCACCATCTGCCTGTTCTTTGGCAAAGCACCTGCGGAAAATGTCTCTGAATTGTCGGACTTCTTTACGTTGGAGTCGGGCTCAGTGGAACATCCAAGCGGGGACAAGCTGGAAGTTCTGGACGCTGGCATTGTTGTGCTCATCAACGCTCCGGGCGTTCCGGCACACCATTTTCAGCGCGATTTCGCAGGGCTGGTGGCGGCTCTGGAGCTTGTCACAATGCGGCTGGCCTAAAAATTAGCCGAGTCGGTTAATCCGACTCGGCTTTCATCCAACCGCGAATTCCTCATCTTCAAAATCTTCTTCATATTCTTCCTCGAGCGTGTAAGCGTGCAGTTCTAATGCACGACAATTGAGGGTTGCTTCTCGCACTCGTTTGGGATATATTGTGAGCAGTAACAACAACTTAGCAAGGCAAACATCATGGACACTCGTGTGATCAGCACTCCACACTTTCCCATTGGACTCGTTCTCTTCAGATAGCCAGATCTTCATCTTCTTCATCGTCAGATAACGGGAGATAACGGGAGATAAAACGCCAGATAACGAGGATGAGGATGAGGAACGCGCGGTCCTCTATAGAACGACAAGTAGACGTTGTTTCCGTAACTTCCCCGTGGTAGCTTGTGGGTGGGCAATGGTGCCCAAGCAACGAAAGGCTAATCCAATGCTTATCAAATCGCTCTCGGCCACAGCGGGTCGCTCGGTATTCACCGGCAAGCTGGCCTCCGCTAAGCAAGCCCTCCGCGCCGAAGTCAAAATGCTCACCCGCCTTTACTCGCGCGACGGCGGTGTCATTCATGTGTGTCGTCCGGCGATCGCCTATGGCGCGTCGTTCAGCCGCAATCAGCATCCTCGCTCGACCGTTCGCGGCGACTAACAGGGCAGGCCGGTTCTCCCAGTGAGGACCGGCTGTTCTCTTTGGGCGTCCCTCCTCAACTTCATCTTGACCGAGTCTGAATATCTTCATCATCTTCCAGTGGATAGGTCTTCTTCTTTTTCATCTAAATCTTCATCGTCTTCTTCCAGTTCGCCGAGTGAGTGAGCCGATCCAAATTGACCGAGTCCACTAGACCGATGCCGATGAAGAAGAGGCGCTCCTCCTCCTCCTCGGTCCTCCTCCTCGCGGCTCCGCCACAATCCTGCCACAATTGCCGCCACAATTGCCGCCTCATCTCCGCCTCATCTCCGCCACAATTCCGCCACAATCCTGCCTCATCTCCGCCACAATTCCGCCACAATTCCGCACTTGCACTGTTGCCAAATCGCAAACAAATTGTTTATCCATAGGTCGTAATTAGTGCTTGCGTGCAGTTGGCTTTTGCCCTACTCTAGGGCAGGGCAAGCGGCAATGGTGCCGCCCCCTCCAAAACTCAAAGGCTCCAAAATGGCTACCACCATCAAAGTCGCTCCTGTCGCTACCGCGCCGCAGGCCAAGGCCGCGCCGCAGGCCAAGGCCGCCACCGCGCCGCAGGCCACCGCGCCGCAGGCCAAGGCCGCGCCGCAGGCCAAGGCCAAGGCCAAGGCCGCCACCGCGCCGCAGGCACCGCGCTTCGTTATGGGTCCTTGGCCGGTTACGTCGCAGGGTACCGACTCCATACGCGGCTATTGCTACAGCGTCG